GTCTAACCAATCTAGTGGATTATCTTTTACATTGTAGTTAGGTTTTAGTCCTAGCTGTAACAATCTACGATCTGCAATGTATCTGATGTACTGCTGCATCTCTTTCTTTGTTAGTCCACGTATGTCACCTTGTTCAAACACAAGATCCAAAAACCTATCCTCTAGGTCAACCATTTCACGACATGCCTGATAGATCTCAGCTTTGAAGTCATCAGTCCATAGTTCAATGTTCTCTTGAATAAACTCTCTGAATAGCTTTGTCATTGCCTCTACGTGCATAGACTCGTCGCGTATGCTGTATGTAATAATCTGTCCCATGCCCTTCATCTTACCGAAGCGTGGGAAGTTTAGCAATACGATAAAACTGGAGAATAGCTGTAGTCCTTCAGTGAACGCAGAGTAGATAGCTAGTGCTTTAGCAATGGACTGTCTATCGCCCTTAGTGACCCGTACAGCGTCGATATACTCATGCTTATCTGCCATAGCCTCATACTCTGCAAACGCCTTATACTCAAGCTCAGGCATTCCTACGGTGTCTAGTAGCAGACTGTAAGCGTGTTGATGTATTGACTCCATATTATGAAAGGCACCCATCATCATACGTGCTTCAGGCTTCTTGAAGATCTTCATGTAACGGTCAACATAGCCAGATCCTACATCTACATCAGACTGCGTGAACAGTCTAAAGATTTGTGTAAGTAGATTCTTTTCAGACTCATCAAGAACCTGCCAATCTTTTACATCATTGTGCAGCGGTACATCTTCTGGGAACCAGTGCATCTGATTTTGTTGTGAGTAGTAGTCGAACATCCAAGGATGGTCAAATGGTTTGTAGTAATCTCTAGTATTTAGTAAGCTCAAGCCACATCTCCTTCTTTTATAAAAACGCCATTACTATTCATATGGCCTTTACGATCTTTAATGTCTAAGTAAGCTACACGTAAACACTGGTCTAGGTCTGTGTCGTGCATAACTGCTAGTGTGTTTAACACCACAAGGCAGTCGCCTATATCGTCTGCAATATCTCGTTGCTTAGCAATGTTATCGCCAAGTTCTCCTATCTCTGATACAAGCTTTGCAAACTGTGCGAGCGGCGTACTGTTATTAATAATACCTTTGTCGTAGCTCCAAAGAGTTACTAAATCTACTAGTGTTGTATTCATTGTTTCTCCACTGGGAATGCGTTTAAGTTTGCAGCTACAGTACGGCGCTCTCCTTTGCCTTTGAATGGGTATACCATGTGTTGTAGCCACGAAGGAAAGAAATATATCTTACCTACTTGTGGTTTAAATACTACAGCCTGAGTAGGCTTTAGTCTTTCTTTATCATTGACTGCACTCTGACCATAAACAAACTCTATGAAGCCATCGCTGCACCCTGAAGCATTATAATAACTAAACTTTCCTTCATGTGGTGCTTCTAGTTTTTGTATTTGTTCTGGTATTTTAGTCCACGTTGTACAGCTAATACCCATTATAGTTTTAGTACCGTGATCGTGTATAGGATTATAGTCACCTTCGTAACTATGAACAGACCACAATTCATCTATATCTATTTGTCTATCACCATCTAATACCTGCCCAGTATTTTCAAAGAACTGTCCAACGTAGTGTACGGCTAAGTTCTGCAAACAAGCTCTAACGTCTTGCAAGTCTTTATGAGTATGATCCATACGCAACTGTTCGCCAGCCTGTATTTGTCCTACAAGAGTATCAGCAGCAGTGACTCTATCTTCCTGCAACAGAAGATCATCTAAAAAAGTATTTAAAGTATCTACATGCTCCATAGGAAAGTCTGCTTCCATCATAAAGACAGAAGGCAGAGGCAGCATTCTATATTGTATCTCACTCATTAAAAGAAGTCTCTAGTACAACTAGTTTATCTTCTGCTTCAGCTATCTTTCCTACTAATTCATCCATAGTCTCAAGCATTGTATGCTCACCCACGGCTGCTGGATTATCCAGATAGTTTTTTAGCTCTGATCCAGCCCACATAATCTGAGCTTTATACATGCTTTTCAGTGCTTTTAATCTATGGTCTTCCATTTTTCTTCTAACTCCTTTTTATTCCTAGCAAGCCACACTGAGTAGTTTAGCTTGTCTTCTTTGTTATAATTCATTGCGTACTCAGCCCATTCTTGAATACAAAAGTTTTTAAACTTAGTATCTTGTACATCTTTCTTAGCATAGAACTCTTTGAACTCTTCGTAAGATGCGAGTCTTTTTTCTTCCCAAATGTAATACTTACAATCTTCTATTGGGTGATCAGACATATCTGGTTCTCTTTCTGCATTCGCATATCATATGTGCGCCATATTTCCTGCATACTGCGATGTGAGAATCTGGACACTTTGTATTCTTAGGACTGTATTGATCCCAGTAGTTACGTTGTTGTGGGCCTTCAGTAGCACAGGCAGGTAACAACAATAATAGTAAAAATAATTTAACCTTCACAGCTTAAACACTCCCCTTCTTCTAAGTTAATTCTTGGTATTTTGATGTTAACATTCTCTGTATTTCTAGCTGCATTAGAGCGGAGGTAATACATAGATTTGAGTTTGTTAGCTCCTGCCCAATGTACGCTATTAATATATTCCAAGTACTCATCGTGTACCTCCTGGTCTGCTGTAGCTGGTGGTGGTATGAAGAATAAGTTTACTGACTGAGCTTGGCATACATACTTCTGTCTTTGATACGCATGTTCAATTATCCATATCTGGTTTATCTCAGGTGCAGTTTTAAATACTTCTTTTTCTTCTTCAGATAACGCCGCCAAATGCGCAACAGAGCCTTCAAAAGCCGCAATATCTTTCCACGTTTTTTCTGTATTGATGCCCTTCTCATCTAGAAGCTTCTCCAAATACTTGTTCTTTACTTTGTAAGAGCCTGTTAAAGTCTTGTGCGTAAATACATTAGCCCTCGTAGGCTCAATACTAGGACTCGTTCCACCACATATAATACTGCTGCTGGCATTAGGAGCAATAGCAAGCAGATGTGAGTTACGCAGACCACTGCCAACCATATCAGGAGCTTCACCCCTAGATCCAGCCAACTGTACACTAGCTTCAGTAGCTCTTTCTTTGATGTGTTTAAAGGCTCTATTGTTAAAGCTGGAAGCGTACATTCCTTCAAAAGAGATTCCATTACGTTGAAGATAAGAATGAAAGCCCATCGCACCAAGGCCAATCGCACGTTCTCTATATGCACTATAAGCGGCTTTTGCAAAGCCTGTTTTATCGTAGTCAACTTCAATGTTAAAGTCCTCCAAGTTGTTTACGTTGTAACCATTCAACTGACCGCTTTCACCATAAATAGCATTATCAATAAAGTGTTCTAGTGTGTTGTCCAGCATGGTAACTAGATCACTGATAAATAACTCATCGTCTTTCCACTCATCAAAGTATTCTAAGTTAACACTAGATAAACAGCAAACTGCTGTACGCTCTTCGCTAGTAGGCAGGGTAATCTCAGAACATAAATTACTTTGACGTACTTTAAGTCCTAAGTCTTTCTGCTGTTGCGGTAGAGCCTCGTTACAACGATCAAGGTTAACAATATATGGCTCACCTGTTTCTGCTCTTGTATGTATTAACTGCCACCATAAATCTCTAGCTGGTAAAGTTTTTATTGCTTGCTTTGACTTAGGATCTATTAACCTCCAAGGTAAATCATGTTGTACTGAGTATAAGAACTCATCAGATATACTGACACCGTTATGCAAGTTAAGGCACTTGCGATTGAGATCACCTCCAGTAGTCTTTCGCATTGCAATAAACTCTTCAATTTCTGGATGACTAATATCCATATACGCTGCATAAGACCCTCTCCTAGTAACACCTTGATTGAAAGCAAGCATCTGGCTGTCTACGACATGCATGAATGGAATGCTACCAGTAGACTCACTACCGTTAGCAGTAGATACCCCATTACTCCTAACATCACCCCAATATCCACCCAAGCCTCCACCCGAACTTGCCAACCATATGTTCTCATCATAGTGATCAGATAGCCCACGCCTTGAATCAGGAACATAATTAAGAAAGCAAGAGATAGGTAAACCACGCTTGGTTCCCCCGTTGCTAAGGATAGGAGTGCTAAACATGAACCAATTAGAACTTGCGTAATTATAAAGTCGCTGTGCAAGATCGAAGTCAGTATGTCCTTGATAAGTAGCACTGTACACAGCAGCCCGTGCGAAAGCTTCTTGAGCATGTGTTTCATCTTCCCAAAAGTATCTGTCTTTTAAAGTTTCTAAAGAAAACTCATTGAGTAATTCTTCTTTGTCATAATCTATTTCGATGCCTAGATAGTTCATCTTCCCAGTTTTTAATGTCATCAACGTCATCCTTTTCCCTAAGCTGATCTTTTCTGTACCCTTTGGTTCTCGCTTTATTTTTAGATTGTTTTCGCTTGTTGAACCTTTCCCTACGTTCTTCTTTCCTATCCCAAGACATCCTGATTCTCCATCAAGAACTTGAGCAAACGCTCTTCGTACCAACGGGCTTTGCGTAGATCTTCTATAGGTTTTTTCTTGTACCTAAATCTCCAACGGTACTTCAAAGAGTTCCCACGTAGATAACCTACAAACTCATCAGGAGTAAGCATGGCCTCAATAGCCTCTATGCACTCTATGTGTCCGTTATTATAGTGAGGTGGATGATCTACCATAGTGTTTATTAAGTTAGAATAGGATGTGCCTAAACGATTATCAGGTATATTTTCACCATATACAGGGTGGTCATTAGGCTCGTCCCAATCTTCTCTCATAGGAATTTGTGTTAATTTATTCCATTCTTCTGGTGTTGCGTCATCAATACTCATTGCATCTCCAAGTTTATCTTATCAGTACGTTTCTTAAATTCTTCAGTGTCTCTAGCAGACGCATCAATCCACTCATCTGGGATAGTGTCTTCGCTAAACCATCTGAAACCATTAGCATTTGCCCATTCTGCATGAGATCTTTTAGTCCCATCTTTACGCCGCTTAGCTCCAGGCATAGGTGCTGAAGGATTAGCAAACAAGAATACAAGCTCAGTATTTTTAGGTAAGTTCTTTTTTACCCACACGTATTTGTTGTACTCAGCAAAGTCCCAGAACCGTCCTTTAGATTCAAGTAGTATTTTTTTACGTCCTATCTTTCTAACGAAGTCTGGCTCATACTTGTGTTCTACTACATACTTAATGTTGTCAACGTGATGCTCCCAATCTTTTAGTATAGATTCGTGCAGTACAGCTTCCCATATAGAGTCGTACTTATGGTTGTCTGCCGTAACTACTTTCTTAGGTCTAGGTACTCTAGGTTTTCTGCGCCCACTGACCACACGTTTCTTTGTACTAATCTTCAATACTCCCTTTCTTTTTGGCTAGGTCTTCTAGATCTTTCATGGTTATATCTTCAACACTGCTGCCAAGACTTACAAGTTTCTTTC